CTCTCCCCCCTGTCAATACTTGATGGTTTTACTAGGGTACCCCCCTAATAGTTAACCAGATGGTTAAGTATCTAGATGAGAATCATTCTCAATAGGTAGTATAGTACCCCATGTAACACACATTCAATAACCTAGATGTGAAATAAACTATTGACAACACTAGATGTTTTATGCTACGCGCATACGTGTTCTTATACACAGACACAAAGAACCTATATACTGAAACATAATGTAACATTTCGTGAACTGATACCCCCTTGCTTTCCTCACTCACTTAGGCCATATTGGTTTCATCAACAGCGATAGAAACTAAGACAGAGTAGCCTACCGGCCTTGATACTGAACTAGAAAGAAACCTGTTGACAGCTACGGTGGGATGCCCTAGCATACAGGTACTACCGCAAGTTACCTTTTAAGCGGGATATAAAAAGAGGGGTTGACACTGGGAAACACTTAGACTAGGTTCTAACACATAGCCCATAAGGGCCAGTCGATAGGCAAACGGGTAGCCTGCCTCACCTAGTCCTAATTCTTAGGATAACGGGGCGTACTTGTGAAGTGTATCGGTAGGTCTGGGAAGTGACTGCACATGTGGTTGCGTGTTCTTTGACATATCCGCTTGGCCTAGCCTTGTGGTCTTGCCCCTTGAGTGAATGGCTTGGGGTGACGGTTAGACTAATTTCCATTCCTTGACGGTGTGCCTATGATATGCCCTAGGCTCACTGTCTTGATACCAATAGGCGGCAACCTAGGTGACGTGCCCTGATATACAGGGAGTCTCACTTAGTCTTGTCCACGGCTGAATGGGTATCTTGTGGCAAATGCAAAGCAAGGTTAGAAAAGTATGTAAAGCTTGGGTGCACCTGTCTTAGCTGATGGGTGTGCCTTGTGGTTTACATAGGAAAGGAAAAACCATGACTATTCGTTTCACTGCGACCTCTGTTCTCTTCAATGGTGAGAAGAAAGCCAATGCGTCCAAGGCAGACGTGGCAACACTCATCAAAGCGTGGCTGGCCTCCGGTGCATAAGTTCACTCTCACTGTCTGCAACCAAAGGGGTGATACGTGGGAAAAGACCTACTATCATCACAACAATAGCGCTGAGGAGGTGCGCAAGGTTCATTGGGCGATGGGTCTCCGTGTGGAGTCTTGTCACCTTGAGGAAAAAGTCTACTAAAGGGTGAATAGCTTGAGGGGATAGCCGTGTGGTTGTCCCCTTTGTGGTATTCAAACCAAAACATGTGTAAGGAGACACGAAATGGTTGATCAAGTTAAAAAGTTTTGTTCTAACGCCACTGGTGCGGAGACTGGTTTCTTCAAAGCTGTTGTGCAGGCTCTCGAAAGCTTCAATGCAGGTGACACAAACTCCCTCGGTAAGTTGCTGGTGGTGACACATGGCAAGGTGTGCAAGCGTATCAAACGCAAGGAACCCGCTCGCATGGTGTACGCAACGCACCTCAAGCGTATCCTTGACCACTCTCTTCAGGGGGTGACGTACAAGTTCAACAAGGATGCAGACTTCGGTGTTGTGTTCGAGAGGAGCGACAACGGTGGGGTTGATACCGACCGTATCCAAGCCCTTCGCAACCTCGGTGAACGCACCATCCGTGACAAGGGGTACAAGGAAGCATTCCCTGTCATCCGCAAGGATACTGGTGAAAAGACTCTGGAGCAGAAGCAGAAGCAGGCGAAGAGCTGGCTGGTCAAGTTTGCAAAGGACAACGACATGACTGTTGAAGCCGCGAAGGCTCTTGTCTCTGGTTTGACCACCACTGGCTCTGAGCCTTCTTTTTAAGGAGGTCACAATGGCTAAGGGTTTTGTTACCTTCCAGATGAAACTCCGTGGTGAGGAACCACCAGTTCCCTTGGGACCTTTGTCCAGTCTCCCGAACAATAAAGCAGGATCATACTGGGATCAACTCATGGAAACTCCTGTCAACAGTGTGTCACATGGACTCCTCAACAGGGGTTTCGTTTGGAGTTCTTCACCACAAGGGGCTGCTTTCTGGCGTAAGTTCTACCGCGAGTTGCAGAGCAGGAACGCAGGACGTGAACCTGTTTATGATCCTGATTTCCAGAAGGCATTGGATTACATCGAGGACTGGCAACGTCAATGGAGGGAAAGGTGAAGGGGTTCGCTAAGTTTCAGCACAAGATCGAGGGTCGGGAGGTGAAGGAAGAGGAAGAGGTTCCTTTCTACAGTCTGCCTCCTTGTACCTTTCCTACGTGGGAAAGGCTCATGAGGACTCCTGTGGACCTCGTTGACGCGGAACTAATCATGGATAGTTTCGGATGGAGTTCCTCTGGGCAAACGTCTGCTTTTTGGAGTCTGCTTCATGACCAATTGGTTAGGAGTGGAACATTGGGTCACTGCTCTAGCAATGAAGCCTCTGAAGCCCGTGCAGCTATCCGTAGTTGGCAAAGTCAAACCGGTCTGATGAGACGGGTAAATGGGTAGAGGTTTCGTCAGGTTTCAAAACAAACTCGACGGGAAAAAAGAGAAAGAACACAAACATGATTACATTTCTTCGCAGGAAAAAACTCGGGGCTGGGTCGATCCGGGGTATGACCTCGTTTTTGAACCAAGACGGGAGAACACCCCGATCAATCTCCGCTATCTTGTCCTTGGGTCAGAAGGCGTCGTGTGTCCGGAACGATCGTCTCCAAGATACCAGAGCGATGGCCGCTATGGAGGAGTCAACCCTTGTGGTGAGGTGGGGTTGTACCTCCGCGACAGGGGTTCCTCTGGACAAGCAAGTGAATCCATCCCGGGCAATCTCCATCGTAGGAGACAAACTCGGGTGTCGCAAGATGCTCAGAGAGATGGACCCTACCTTGATTCCGACTACTATCATCAACGGCGACAGCGACAGCGAAACCTCTTGGATCAGTGGCGATCAGCCGTTGGTGCTTCGTCCTCGGACACACGCTCAGGGTAGGAACTTGTTTGTTGTCAATGGTTTGGAAGAACTTCTTAATGTTGTCAACAACAACTCTCGTGTGTTCTCCGGTGGCTGGTATGCCTCTGAATTGATCAACAAAGTCGCTGAATACCGGGTGTACGTTGTGTCTGGTCGGGTTGCTACCGTTGCAAGGAAGACCCCTGACGACCCCAGTGCAGTGGCTTGGAATGTGGCCCAAGGTGGTCGATTCGATGTGGTCAACTGGGGTGATTGGCCGTTGGAGGTCTGCCGTGTGGCTGTTGAAGCCTTCAACCATGTGCCTGACCTCGACTTCTCTGGGGTGGATGTGATGGTGGACGAGAATGGTCGTGCGTATGTCATTGAACTGAACAGCGCTCCGTCTCTCCCCCTTTTGTCCGATGGGTCTGTCTCCTATCGTCAGAAGTGTATGGCCCACTGTTTCGCCTACATGGTTGACCACGGGAAAGAGCGTATGTCTCTCAGCCCTGACGCTACCGGCTGGCGGAAGTATATCCACCCAGCGGTCAAGAGCCAATACGCAACTCAGCCTCAGGAGGAAAACACCAATGCCTGAACTCAAGACAATGAAGGAGTGGAACCCTCAGAAGGGGGATGTGTTCCGCTACCACCCAGACGTTTTTGATTTCCAAAGCTCTATCCATGTCTTTTATCGCTGGGAGAGGCAAGAGAATGGAAGATGGGTTAACTCAAAAGGAGTGGTGTGTGGTAACGGTAATTTCGGCAGGTGGGAACTCATCCGTCGTGCTGGAACTATCATCACACTCGACAAGGAATGGGCCTATCGTCACACTCCGACCCAACCTGTCCGTATCCTGTGTATAGATGGGTACAACAAGGACAAACCTGTGGTCTCGATGGGGCCGGATGGGAAGGTAAGCCACCATGACAGCCACGGAGCGTTCCTCTCAGGGGGTGGAGAGTCTGGTTTTGACCTTGTGCCCTTGGAGAAGTCTTTCGGCCCTGTGTGGGCTGTTTTTAGCAGGAAAGGTGGTTTGGTAAAGACATCTCCTTTTGAATACGAGGCTAAACAGAAAGCTGTTTGGTTGGATGAATCAGGAACAAATCCACCATACACCGTGGTGAAGATGGTTGAGGAGAAGTGAAATGAAAATCACAATGGATAAGAAGTGGGCACAACGGCAAGACCCCACGAAAGAAGTTCGTGTCCTGTGTGTGGACAGTGGACATAAAGATTACCCGGTGGTCTACCTTGATGATGAAGGAAACCCATGTAGCACATCCTCCGAAGGTAGTTACTATGGGGGGGGGAAGTAGACCCTCGTAATCTCGTACCTCTTCAGGAGAAGGTTGCTGATGTGTGGCTTGTTGTTCGTAACAACGGGACTATCACGGACTTGAACTTCCCTACAAAGCAGGCTGCGAACACATGGATTGACAACTCGGGGGCGAATTGTTTCAAGCCCTACAGTGTCGTTCGTATGACTCAGGCTGAGGAGAAAAGCTGATGAATGATTTGTCTTTTTCCTTGGTTTCACACTTGCCTTGTCCTAAGGAGATAGACACCTAGAGTATATATCACCCCGGGCAAACCCTAAGTTAATTTTAACCTTTAATCGAGAGGTTGTCAAGAGAAAAAATGCGATACTTCCAAATGAGTCTTAACCCTGAGCAAAGGGAAGACTACAAGGACGAGATCACCAAATGTGGTCTTGTCTTTACCTACGGCACACTCCGCAAAGGGTTCGGTAACTCCCGTATCCTTACCGGACATGGTGCCACTCACATGGGTTCCTTTGTGACTCAGGAGCCTTACCTGATGCGTAACGTAGGTTGCCCCTACGTCTACACAAAAGAGACAGTCTGTGAGGAGTTCCCACACGCCTACACGGTAGACGAGTTGTTCAACCCTGTCCGTGGTGACGTCTGGTCTATCCCCAATGAGGATTGCTTCTGGGAGCTGGACATTCTCGAAGGACACCCGGATCACTACACCCGGACTACTATCATTGCTCTCGACAACGAGGGTAACGAACACGAGTGTTGGATTTACCTTCAACTCAACTCCTCCTCCCTTCACTACACCAGACCTGTTGGTCTTAACGACAAAGAAGAGTTCGACTGGACTTCGACTCTGAATCTGAACAAGAAACCTTAGATAGAGAGACTACTGACATGCCACACGTAACTTTTGAAGTTGAAGACGCAATCTACACTTTTGAGGTACCGGGTAACGCTCGGAGCTACTTCTTTGTGGACCACACCGGGAAAGAAGTGACTTTCTACGTCCACGGTTTCTACGACCCACGGTTCACTATCGAACAGATGGGTTTCCAGACAAAAGCAGCGGTTCTCGACTGGTGGATGGCAAACCGTGACGCACTTTTCCCTCAACTCACTGTGTCTTCCCGTGATTGGATCCGCCGTTGGTTTGAACGTGACGATATCAGCACAGTCGACCGGGACTGGCTCTCGTCCTATATCAACCTCCGTGACCATCCTTTCCAGCCTTATCGGAACACTTCTCGCTCTTCGGGTGATGGTGCACCTATCCTCCTTGTGGAAGACGAACAAGAGGATGTCATTAAACCTGCTTTCCTCTTGAGTTTCGGTTGGGGTGGCTACATTGACGCAAGTCCGACGTCTTCACACCCGGTTGACTCGGTGGATGCGACAGGGATCGACGTACAGTGGATCAAACTCCACAACTACAGCTTCAAAATGGAACCCGAAGCTTTTGGTTTCTTCCGGACTCTTTCTCGTGAGAGCAAGAACGAAGTGACACAGTATGGCATGGAAGTTGAAGTCAGCACAAAGCTCTCCACCAAGGAGATTCAGCGCATTGTCTGCGAGGTTGAACCTGTTCAGGAACCTTTCTTCATCTTCAAGAGTGACTCTTCTGTGTCGGGTTGTTACCGTAACAAAATCGAGATCGTCACTGTTCCTTGTTCTCGCCGTTACCTTCGTCAGAACTGGAAGATTTTCTTTGAGAAGCTCCAGACTCTGTGCGCCAAACGTGACATGAATATCTCCGACGTGTTCGACTGTTCTGACGACCTGAACAACGGTATTCACATCCACGTGTCTCGTAGCCACTTCTTGAGCCACTTCCACAGCCGTAAGTTTGTCGCTGCTTGGAACCAGTGGGACAAGACTTCTGTTGACCACTTCACGGAAGTATCCCGTCGGAAAGACTACCGGGGCAACCAGTATTGTGCAATCGACCGGAACTACGAAGGTTACACTTTGGCTCGTCGTTTGAAGCGTACTGTTTGCACTTCGGGACGGTCTGTGTGTCACTTCGGCTCTGGTCCGACTGTTGAGGTTCGCCTCTTCCAAGGTATCTTCGATATCGACCACATCATTCGCTGTCTTGACCACGTCGATGCTATCTTTGAGTTCACTGACCGTATCGGTGTTCGTTGCTTCGGTCGTTCCTTCATCGAAAACTTCAAAGAGTACGTCATCAAGAATGACCACAAGTACTCCTCCCTTCTCAGCCTGTTTCAGAAAGCCTAAACCATGTGTCTCATCATCCAACGTAAACCCAACTTCGAGATTCCTTTTGACAAGTTCAAGAGCGCTATCCTGAACAATCCCGATGGGTATGGCCTCGCTTTCCAAGGTGACAAGGGTCTTGAAGTCATTCGTTCTCCCGAAGAACCTGACCCTGAGAGTCTCTACCGCTTGGTGAACGAAGAGCTGATCGACAAGGATTTGATGCTTCACCTGCGGTACACCACTGCGGGGGCCACAAACCTCCGGAATGCCCACCCGTTCCCTATCCTTGAGAAGAAGACGGATGGCATTGACCTTCGTATGTGCCACAATGGTACACTGAACCGCTACAAGATCAAAGCTGCTGGCGATGAGAGTGACACACGGAACTTTGTTCGTACTTATGTGCGCCCTCTCTTCAAGCGTCTGGTGAAGGGCATGGAGCCTGAGGAACTTCTCTCCGATCCTTTCGTGAAACATCTTCTGGAAGATCAGCTTTCTGCTGCGAGTGTTCTGACTTTCTTTGACAGCGAAGGCAACTCTCTGTTGTGTAACGAGGAGGGCAACGGCGGTAAAAAGGAAGAAGGTTGGTACTATTCCAACACCTACTCCTTCAATCCGAGCCACCGCGTAAAAAAGTACAACCCCCCGAAAGTGATTCATGGTGGGAATTCTTCGGGGGCCTCCTCTACGAAAACTTCATCGACTCCGTCTATCCCGAAAGGGTACGCGAAGGACAGTCAGACACGACGGTTCACTGATAAGTTCAACCTTAACAGTATCCGTGATATCCACCTCTTTACAGATGAGACTCTGGATGCTATCATTAATTCAGGGAGTGACGCAGAGAATGCAACACTTCTCATCAAAGAGTTGATCGAGAGCAACTACCTTCTTCACAAGAAGGCACAATACCTGACGAATGAACGTCAACGTCTTATCACTGCTTTGGACAAGGCGAAGAAAGAAGGAAGCGAAAGCTAATGGCTAAAACTGTGAAGAAACCAAATCTTCTGGATATCATCCGGACAAACCTCAACGAGTCTCGTACCTACGATACTCCTGTTCTTCGTTTCAACAACGAACCCATCAAGATCTTCCTGTGGGACGACAACCAAGAGTTCTCGGTCATGAAAGCTAACCTTGATCTGACGAACCAACAGTGTATCGACGGGTATCGTGGTCTTCACCACGCAGCCTGTACTGCCCACGAGTACCTGCCTTGGTACAACATCAAGGGGGACCACACGAACCCGTACCCTGCGGCATGTCTGGAAGATCCTTTCGATCTCGAGTACGTTGATCTTCCTGATTACTTCATCAGTGATCTCAAACCAGTCAAGGGTCGTGTCTGTGAGGTGAGCCTTGAGGTTCTCCACCTTCTTGATGAGTACTATGACAATGGGTACAGTTGGGAACGCAGTCTCATTGATGTTAAGGTTCGTTCTTTGGACCCCAACAGCCCGACCACACAGGCTTACACATGGTTCAACGAGATGGACGAACTCTTTGATTTCGTGTCTCACGAGATGTCGTACAAGATCAAACCTCATCTGGACTTTTCCCCGATGTACTCGGACGAGAAGTTCTATAGCTATGGAGGGTACAATGGGTAGACCTTGGACAGCTGGCCTTGCCATAGGTGATGAAATTGAGTTTGTACACAGTTATCGGTCTATCTCATCTGAGTACCAACCCGGTGTTGTTTTCACTATCTCCCGAGTAGGATTGGGTTCCGTAACCATTTCTAAAGATGGAGAAAGTTTCGGCATTTGGGACTACGCCCTTCTCCAAGAGGAATTCAAACCTCTGAAAAAGAAACACAGACACCTTAAAGGGGTCGCACGTTTCTTCAAAGACAAGGATCTTTAGGATGGGTGTGTCACTTCAACAACTTGGGGCTGAAGTCGGCGATATTGTGCAGAGTACTTCTGGTATAGAGTACAGGGTTCTCGAATTAGGGGAAACCAACGTTGTCGAAGGGCTTGACCCCCTAGGCAGGAGGGGGCCTCTTCGAGGGGCATTCAGACACTCTTTCACCCGTATTGTCAAAAAGGCAGACCCAGAGGAAAATCTCAAGGGAGTTGCCCGTTTCTTCAGAGAGAAGGAGACTACTATCATCAAAGGAACAGAACAATGAGATGTAAGTGTTGCGACCGACCTGGCGCTCTGATGTACGATCCACCTGTGGATATTTACTGTCAGGATTGTCTTGAAGTCATCTTTACAACCATCGGTAAGGACTTTACCTTGAGTGACGTTCAGAGAATTATCTTGGGTGAAGACGAAAATGAAATAAAAAATCTGACGAAAGGGTAGAAATGAGTGATCCTGTAGACACACACAAGTCTTGTCCTAGTTGTGGACACGATGGGTGTCTGACTGTCTTTGAGGACGGAGGTTGGTTCTGCCATAGTTGCGGATCAACGACAACAAAGAAAAAGTCAGCTCCAAAAGTTGACGAAGAGTCTATCGACCTTGAGATCAAAGGGTACCGCTCTATTGACAAAGATGTTGTTGAGTTCTACGGTATCCTTACTGGTGCAGTCGGTGGGAAAGACTTCAACCGAGTTTATCCTTACCCACACATGCCTAAGACTCGTGTGTTGCCTAAGGACTTCACACAGAACAAAGGCTTCAAGAACAACATGCTCTTTGGTATGGATAAGTTCAACGCCGGTAGCTCTAAGGTCTTGACTATCGTTGAAGGCGAGGACGATGTTCCTTCAGCCTATCAGATGCTGGGTAAACGATACCCTGTTGTTGGTATGGCTGGTGGTAGTGCTAAGCAAGTTTTGAAGAACCCTGTGTGCCGTGAGTACATCGACGCCTTCGAGACTATCGTCCTTGCCACAGACAGCGATGACGCAGGGAATGCTGCTGCTGAGGTATTCAGTCGGACATTCCCCAACAAGTGTTATCGTGTCAATATGACCAAACACAAAGATCCAAACGACTACCTGACTAACGGTGACGGGAGTGACTTCCTATACGCTTGGATCAACCGGAAGAAGTACGTACCTGAGAACATCTTCAACACACCAGAGCAGTTTGAGAAGATCCTCAAAGACGACAAAGGTTCCATGTACCTTCCCACAGGTATCAAAGACTTTGACGAAAAAGCTCTGGGTTTGTTCCAAGGGTATTGGACTCTCTTCCAAGCGCCTGAGGGTATCGGCAAGACAGAGTTCATGCGTAAACTCGAGTACACAATTCTCTCCGAACACCCTACTGTACCTATCGCGGTTATGCACCTCGAAGAGACAAAGAAGCGGAGTCTACTCGGCCTTGCTTCCTACGTACTCAAGAAGGACGTGACACTTCAGGACACTAAAGTCGAAGTCAACGACGAAGGGGAAGAAGAGATTGTCTATCTCCCAAGCTACAAAGGAGTTCCTGAAGAAGAAGTTATGGACGCCATCCGTTCGTTCACTGAGCGAGAGAACTTCTACCAGTTCACACTGGGTGTAGACGACGATCCTGAGAGTATCCTTGACCAGATCAGATATTTTTCTGAGGTTTGCGGGGTCAAGTACGTCTTCTTCGAACCTATTCAAGACCTCGGGTACAGCCGACAAGATGACTCTTCTCTTGAGTCTTGGTTGTCTCAGTTGTCCACTAAGATGGCTCGTCTCTGCTCAGAACTTGGTGTGGGTGTTATCTCTATTGCTCACGAGAATGACGATGGACAAATCCGTGATTGCCGTATGATCGGTAAGAGGGCTGGTGTTGTTGTCAAACTTGAGCGAGACAAACAAGCTATGGACGACGAGATGCGAAACACGACCGCACTCACTATCCTGAAAAATCGTCCTGTGGGTAACACTGGTTTCGCTGGTGAACTCATGTTTGATCCTGCCACCTTTACACTCGAGGAGAAGTCGTATGACTAAAAATACGTGTCTCAAAACATCCACTGGAATCATGTGCTACGCCACCCCCTCTCATGAGAAAAAAATTCCGGTAGGTTCTCTAGACGTAGGAGACTGTTTCCGGTATCCGTCTGGCACCGCTTCGTACACAGTAACCTCAATGTCTTTTTACACTGAGAAAGTTGGTGTAGTATCTAGTGGTGGTGTGAACTACAAGCTCCCATTCCACCAAAAAGTAGTCAAAATCGAAAAAGAGGAAAACACAATGGATAAAAGTCTTCACCAAATCAAAGGCCGAGAAGTGTACGGCTTCCCCCTCGCAACTAACTCTCAAGGTAAAGTTGTTTTTGAGGTAAAGAATACAGGTCAAATTCTCACTCTGGAACGTGACGAGATTGAGAAAGTCATGCCCTACACCATCGGTGTTCGGTTTGTACAAGGAAACCAGACGACCTATCACTACTTCAACAGCAAACGTAACCTTGAAGTCGGTGACTTTGTGTTTATTGATGACACTTCCGGTCTTGCTCGTGTCGTGGAAGTAGACACCAAGTGTCATCGGGCACGTAAAGAAATCAAAGGTTCCCGTCTTCAGACAGAGAAAGTCTAATGGCTAAAGGTTTTGTAAAGTTCATCTGTGATGTAGAGGGTAAAGAACCCTTCGTACCTCCTAAAGAAAAGATCAGTTTGGCGGAGGTGTACCAATGTTGGCCGGGTGAGATCACTGACTGTGCTAATTTCCGAGAACTCATCCTAGAAGCGCTGGATGTCGGTGTGGGTGGGGCTTTTGATTCTAGTCTTCTAGACCAGTCTTTTCTCTGGGCCACACACCCTCTCGAAAGTGTTTTCGAAGAATGTTACGAAGGTGAAGTAGTTTCCGAAACTCTCTATGAGTATTGTCTGTGGGCTGACCAGAACCTCGACAGTATGCCGCCAGAGGAGGAGTATGAAGTGACGGGGACGCCTTGGTAAGATTTGGACGGGAGAATAGATGAAGATAATCATCTTTGATATCGAAACAGAGTTGATCCCCCGGGAAGGACACCGGGGGGTTAACACAATTTGGTGTATCGCCACAAAAGAGTTAGACAAAGAAACAAAAGTCTGGTCTGATGTGAAGATCCACTCCAATTGGGTGGGTACTTTTGATGACTTTGTTAGCTTTGTTCCTGATGTCGATCTCTGGGTGGCCCATAATGGTCTGTCTTTCGACGTTCCTGTTGTTAACCGTGTGCTTGGAGCCGGCATTGAAGAGTCTAAGGTGGTGGATACCTTTGTTGTTTCCCGTTTGGTTAACTATTCTGGGTTTTCCACTCATTCTTTGGCTGAACTTGGTCAGTACCTAGGGGTTCCTAAGACTGTCTTCAACGACTTCTCTAAACTCTCTCTGGAGATGGTGAGCTACTGTGTCCAAGACGTTGTAGTTAACGAGCGTATCTACAAGATGTACGAGCGTTACATCCACGATGACGCTTGGAAGGAAGCTATGCGACTAGAACACGACATGGTTCTCATCAACGAGGATATGTCGAAGAATGGCTTCAAGTTCAACAAAGAGAAAGCCGAAGAACTCCTGTCTTCTATTAAGGAGCGAATGGCGAAACTCGAAGCTAAGTTCCAAGAGTGTTGGCCTCCGTGGTTGACCGAGGTTAATCGTGTCCAGTTCCGTATCAAACAAGATGGTTCTTTCTACAGTACCACTGAGAATGCTATGGAACGATACCCCAAGACAAAACTTGAGGGAACTGAACTAGTCTGCTATGACTACGAGACATTCAATCCGGGTAGCACTAAGCACCGTATCGACAAACTTTGGGAAGCTGGTTGGGAACCAGTGGTAAGGACAAAGACACACCAGAAGTTTGGTCGGTGTAAACCCGGGGAGATGTGGGGTAAAACCCTGATGACACCTGAAGCCTACCAAGACAAGAAGGAGTACTTCGAGTATTACGGGTGGAAGGTAGATGAGACAAACCTTCAGACAGTCCCTGACAGCGCTCCTGAAGGGGCTAAACTTCTTGCTCAGTGGCTGACCCTAGAAGGACGTCGTTCCTCCCTTGAGGAGTGGCTAGGTTGCGTTCAAGAGGATGGCCGTATCCACGGTAAGTTCTGGAACATCGGGGCTTGGACTCATCGGATGTCTCACTCTGCTCCTAACCAAGCTAACGTTTTCAGTCCTTTTCATGGTCAAGTAGACAATGCAGTCAAAGAAATCAAGAAAGAGTACGATGCGACACTTCGATCCCTTTGGTGTGTAGACGAGGACAAATACCTTGTTGGCACAGATGCTGAAGGTATTCAGCTTCGTATCCTTGCTCACTACATGAAAGATGAGGAGTACGCCCACGCTATCCACTCTGGTCGTAAAGAAGACCTGACGGATATTCACAACGTAAACAAAAAAGCTTTGGCTCTTGACCACATCACACGGGATGACGCCAAGACTTTCATCTACAGTTGGCTTCTTGGTTCAGGAACAGCCCTAATGGCTCGTAACCTAAGAACTACTAACAAGAAAGCAAAGGAGGCTGAGTATAACTTCCTTGAGAGTCTTCCTAAACTCAAGAAACTGAAGACAGGGCTCATCCCTCGTGATGCCCGTAGGGGCTACTTCGAGGGTCTTGATGGCCGTAAGGTCGTCCAAAATAGTGAACACCTGATGTTGGCTGGGTACCTTCAGAACGGGGAAGCAATCGTTATGAAACACGCTAACCGATTGTGGCGTAAATGGGCTGACGAAGAAAAAATCCTCTACAAGCAAGTAGACTTTGTCCACGATGAATGGCAGACAGAGTGTTCTGGTTCTCTGGACATGGCTGAAAGACTTGGAGAGATACAACGTAACTCAATTGTGCAAGCTGGTTTGGACTTGAATATTTTCTGTCCTCTCGCTGGTAGCACAGACATTGGAAAGAACTGGTTGGAGACACACTGATGGGTAAGTACCTTAAGATTACTGCTGACACAAACGACGCAGATTATATCACAGAAGAGACAGAAATCTCAGGTTGGGTAGAGGACAACCTAAACACTATCTTGAAAGTAGGCCGAGAAGTCTTGAAGTACGGAAGGGAAAACCCTTACAAACACAACTGGGACAACATCGACCATTCGGCTGCATACCAAGACACCTACGAAGGTGTTCTGACGCAAGAAGAACTATTCGTATTCTCTGAGGTTTGTCCCTACAATGAGTACGGAATCCATACCATTACGTCTACCGAAATCAGGGAGGTGATCATAATTGAAGAACTGTGATAAAACCTCTTGACGACCAGTGGTACAAATGCTAATATTAATGTATGGAGTCTCTATGAAGTAGAGCCGAAAGAAGTCACTGTAACTAAATACGTAAAGAAACAAACAGGAAAATAACAAACATGACAGACAAACCAAAAAGCACAGTACACACCGTTGAAGGTATCGCAATGTATCCCCGTCTCTACGAGAACAACCGAGACATGCATGAAGGTTTCTACGGAGATTGCGAAGGTGCCTATACAGTTGACGTTATCCTCGACAAAGAAAACCTTGACGCACTGAGTGCCTCCGGTTCTCGTCTTAAACCCCGTATCACTGATGAGGGTCTGAGCATTAAGTTCAAACGTAAACACAAACATCCTAGTATCCCTGCCCTAGGTGGTGCACCTACCATTAAGGATGCTGAAGGTGAACTCTGGGATAACTCCAAACTTATCGGCAATGGCTCTAAAGTCAAAGTTGCCTTTGAGGTCTACGAGACAAAGATGGGTAAAGGCACTCGCATGATGGGTGTTCAGGTTCTGGACCTTGTCGAGTACGAACGACCTGAGGGTGACGATGAAGGTGGTTCCGCTGATCTCCGTCTGCCGTTCTAAGGAGTAAAACATGGATACTACCATTTACATCGCAGCCTACGTTGTTCTTGTTCTGATCTCCTACGCCCTTACTATGGCTAAAGAGACAGGCGGTGTTGCTGACGAATTTCCCGGGATGATGTACGAGGGAAGCTTTGCGCATAAACCTTCTTGGTTTTCTAACCTTATCTCAAACGTAGTTCCTTTTTTAGGTCTCTTCTGTGTCTGGCTTGTTTACCCGACAGGGGGTTTCGTTTGGCCTCGTAAAGGTGTGACCTACAAGAAACCTGTCAGCAAATGATGTTCTTTCTGACTCTCCTCGGGGCTTCCTTATTGGGAGGCCTCGTAGGAGCCGCCTTAGGTTACATCTTTGTAAGCGTGTGGGAGAACTACTTTGACTAAAAAGATTTCAACACTTGTGGAAGACATCAACAGTGTTATCGAAGGGAATGGGGGTTGGGATGAAACCGTACACAAGTTTTTCACCGAGTCAGTGTCCTCAACGGTGTGGCGTAGACTGGGTAACGAACGAGAAGAAAGAGAACCAACTCTCCGGCTCAGTGGGATGGGCACTTCATGTACGAGGAAGCTTTGGTACTCAATCAACAAGCCTGATGACAATGAAGTTTTTCGAGCTTCCACTCTCCTCAAATTTCTCTACGGGGATCTTCTGGAAGATCTCATCCTCTCCTTGGCAATCGCTGCCGGGCATGACGTGGCAGGAATGCAAGATACTCTGGAGGTCGCAGGCATTAAGGGACACCGAGATGCTGTTATCGACGGCATCACAGTTGACGTTAAATCAGCAAGCCCTTATTCTTTCATCAAGTTTAAAACAGGGGGTCTCCGGGATGACGATCCCTTTGGCTACATCTCCCAGCTTTCATCGTATGTTTACGCAGGAAGAACACAAACAGAAGTCGACTCCCACCCCTCGCTTGGAGCTTTCTTGGTTGTAAACAAGGTTTCCGGTGAACTTTGTCTCGATATGTACGACCTTGGACATGAGATTAATACCAAGGAAGAAGAGTTTGAGGCCATCAAAGCAGCGGTTAATAACCCAGAGGTGGTGCCAGATCGGGGTTTTAGTTCTATTCCTGACGGCAAGTCTGGTAACATGAAACTGGATACACAGTGTTCTTACTGTGCCTTCAAAGACATGTGCTGGCCGGGTCTACGGACCTTCTTGTACGCAGGGAAACCACGGTTTCTCACTGAAGTTGTTCGAGAACCTAAAGTAGACGAGGTTACGTAATGAGTGAACTAATGTGTTTCTTCGCAGGGATGTTTTTTGTTATCTTTCTTCTAGGTGCCGACTTGGAAGACGACGGATGTGCTGATTGGATTGGAGAAGAAATTCAAATCTGTAAACAGGAGACCCCCAATGACCGATCTGATTAAAGCAGCAGATGCGCTGGCGGATTTTTGTGATGAGTTGAAGTTGCTCCCGATCAAGCAGGCCCAACTGACGGACCGCCTCACCGCCTACCGCCAAGCCCGTGAAAGCTCGGATGGGGTGAATGTTGATGACCTGTTTAAGAGCGTAGAAGACATCTTGTATGACTGCATTGTTAGCATACAAGGAGAGGTTTCTGGTTTGGAAGAGGCTTACGACAGGATCACTTCCCGCATCAAAGCAGCACTAGAGGAAACTAAATGAAAACATCAAGCGCTAAAGCCAAAGGCCGTAAACTACAGCAATACGTTCGAGACCGTTTCATTGAGCTTATGAAGCCTTGGGGTTGTCTTCCTGAGGACGTTAAGTCCACAAGTATGGGGGCAGGAGGAGAAGACGTACAGCTTTCACCTTTTGCACGTGACATGCTTCCTGTCTCTGTAGAGTGCAAGAGTCACAAAGAGATGGCTATCTACAAACTTTATGGACAGGCTGAAGAGAATGCGAATGGGTACGAACCTCTGCTTGTCGTGAAAGCTAACCACAAGAAACCCCTTGCTGTAATAGACTTCGATTACTACTTGAAGTTGGAGTTTATGCGCATTAACGCAGAGAAGGCAGACTAATGATTAAAATCAAAGAAGACGTCTACATTGACCGAGAGGCTGTAGAAATCGTCTACACAGATAACAACGAAGTAGTCAAACGAGTTCCTATCCCAGTCGAACTAAACACCCTCGAGTATACTTCGGAGTACGGTCACTACGGTGAAAACAATCCACCTCTTCCGTTTACACCTGTAGGAGATAAAGAGTACGATGTCTAAAGTTTTTATCTATCGAGAAGACTGGTGTGAGGACCGGGAGACTTATGGCACCAGCATAGTCACAGTCACAAATGAACTTAAAGAGGAACTAGCTCTAATCGCTGACGAAGTAGAGGAGTGGGAGATCGGACCAGAAGGCTCCTATAAGGTATCTGAGTATCTGGCAGAGGTCAAAATGGGTAAAGGCATAAAATGGGTAAAACAGCAGTAATCTTCACATGTTCTCACGCTGATCCTGAGGCTTCTAACGAGAGGTTCTCATGGCTCGGAGAGTTTCTTTACGACTTGAAACCAGACTATGTAGTAGACCTAGGAGATGGTGCTGACATGCGCTCTCTTAACTCCTACGACACTCGGTACCCAAGTCAGATTGTCAATCAATCCTATGAGAAAGATATCGAATGGTATAACGATGCACAAGAACGTCTTCGGTGGAAGTTCAAAAAGAACAAGCGAAAGAAACCAACTTGGTACGGTCTTGAGGGAAACCACGAGAATCGAATCAAAAAGGCTATCGCCCACGACCCTCGACTTGAGGGATCAACACACGGGATTTCCTTCAGCCATCTTCAAACAGACCACTGGTTCGACGAATACACCGAGTATGAAAATAGCGCCCCCGGTATCCTTGATCTCGATGGTGTCTCATACGCTCATTATTTTAGTTCTGGTAACTACGGTTCAGCTATTTCTGGCCTTCACCATGCTTACACTCTCCTCCAACATCGCAACCATAGTAGCACTTGTGGTCACAGTCATAAGCGCTCTATTTATTTTAAAGACTCTGCTCACCCTCAGGGCATCATTGGGTTGGTTGCAGGATGCTTCAAAGGAAAAGACGAAGCGTGGGCAGGCCAGAGTAACCGGGAGTGGTGGCGTGGAGTGGTTGTGAAACGCGGTATTGACAACGGCTTGTACGAACCAGAGTTTATCTCTATGGACACATTGGAGAGAGAGTATGGCTGATATTGTAAAAGCACTAGCCGACTACTACCCCCTTGAGACTCTCCTTGAGGAGAATGACATTGAGGTCTTTGTTGTAGTCGACTGGTTGGTTGAAGAAGGTTTGATAGACCTTAAAGATTATATCTACTTGGACGAAGAAGAGGTAGGTGAAGATGATTGAGTTTCTTCTATGGTTGACACTAGCTCTAGGCAGTCTAGAGTTCTTGTTGTCTATTGTCGACGGATCTATTGATGAAACGTATGAACGTACGTATAGTACAGACAAAACCTCAGATAAAGTGCTTACGTATTTTGTCTGTTTCCTCTTTGATGTTTGTACAGGGTGGTTCACTATTTGGGGGCGTTTGTTTTGAGTCAACTTGAAATGTTTGAATACTGGGAGCCAAGTGAGGACGTGAGAGACAAAACACCTCTACAGATGGTGAAAGAGTACCAGAAAGTATCTGGTCAAGAGCCTGACCCAGTTCTATACAGGAGTCTAGTCCACGAGGAATTCTTTGAGTGGGACACAGAATGGCGTCATACCACTAAAGCCCCTCAACTTAAGGAACTAGCTGATCTAGTGTACGTCATCTATGGTTACGCTAACGCTCGAGGATGGGATCTAGACCAAGCTCTGCTCCGTGTCCACGACAATAATATGGGCCGTATGTACCAACCAGATGGTACAATTCAACGACGTGAGGACGGTAAAGTACTGAAAAACGAAGACTACCCACTGGTAGATCTCAGTGACCTCGTTTGAGTCAAGAAGAAAGTGAATAAACTTACATGAACGATTATCAAAAATTCATCCACCAAAGCCGTTATGCTCGGTGGTTGCCTGAAGAGAACCGACGAGAAACCCTAGAAGAGACTGTCCAACGTTACGTCGTGAATGTGTTGCGACCTAAGCTGCACGATACTCCTGTGTGTAACGAATTTATGACTAGTATCTACAAGGCCATCCTCAGTCTCGAAGTAATGCCCTCTATGCGAGCCATGATGACCGCAGGTAATGCTCTTGACCGAGATAACACCTGTGGCTACAACTGTTCGTACCTTCCAGTAGACGACGTCAAGTCTTTCGATGAGGCTATGTTCATCCTTCTGTGCGGTACTGGAGTAGGCTTCTCTGTTGAGCGACAGTACGTCAAGAAGCTCCCAGAGATCCCAGAGGAACTCTTTGAGAGTGAGACAACCATTGTTGTTAAAGACAGTAAAGAAGGTTGGGCCAAGGCTTACCGACAACTGATTGCCCTTCTGTACTCTGGTGAGATCCCCAAGTGGGACGTATCTAAAGTGCGACCAGCAGGAGCTAAACTGAAGACCTTCGGTGGTCGTGCCTCTGGTCCTGCTCCTCTGGTTGACTTGTTCAACTTCACTGTCTCGATGTTCAAAGAGGCTAAAGGACGTAAACTTTCGAGTATCGAAGCCCATGACATCATGTGTAAGATCGGTGAGATCGTTGTTGTTGGGGGTGTACGTCGTTCTGCTATGATCTCTCTGAGTAACCTCAGTGACGACCGTATGCGACACGCTAAGACTGGTTCTTTCCCTGACCATCGTTTCCTTGCTAACAACTCAGTAGCTTACACAGAAAAACCAGATGCCTTGTCTTTCCTTCGGGAGTGGACAGCACTTGCTGAGAGTGGTTCTGGTGAACGTGGTATCTTCAACCGAGAGGCTTCTAAGAAACAAGCCGCAAAGAATGGTAGACGTGATCCTTCGTTTGACTTTGGCACGAACCCTTGCTCTGAGATCATTCTTCGTCCATACCAGTTCTGTAACTTGACTGAGGTTGTGGTACGTAGGGAAGACACTATTGAGGACTTGGAGCGTAAAGTACGTCTCGCAACCATTCTTGGTACCATTCAGTCCACCTACACTCACTTCCCCTACCTTCGGAAGATTTGGCAGAAGAATACTGAGGAAGAGCGACTGCTGGGTGTGTCTCTGACAGGCATCATGGATAACCCCCTGATGACCACACAGAACAAAGGTCTAGAGAAGACTCTCGAACACCTCAAGAGTATTGCTGTTGCCACTAACGCTGAGTGGGCTGACATTCTGGGCATCCCGGTTAGCACAGCGATCACCTGTGTTAAACCTTCAGGTACAGTTTCTCAGTTGGTAGACAGTGCTTCTGGTATCCATACTCGCTACAGTCCCTTCTATATCCGAACTGTTCGTGGAGACAACAAAGACCCGCTGACACAGTTTATGAAAGACCAAGGTATTCCGAACGAGCCTTGTGTCTACAAGGGGACTACAACGACAGTCTTCTCTTTCCCAATCAAGGCCCCTGAAGATGCTGTGGTGACTTCTGATGTTACAGCTATCGAACAACTTAAAACTTGGTTGGTTTACCAGCGACATTGGTGTGAACACAAACCATCAGTTACGATCAACGTTAAGAAGTCTGAGTGGCTTGAAGTAGGGGCCTTTGTATACGAACACTTTGACGAAATGTCTGGTGTATCGTTCTTGCCCTATGATGACCACATTTACCAGCAGGCTCCTTACCAAGAGGTCACTGAAGACGAGTACGATGAGTTGTTGTGTGAGATGCCAACTTCTATCGACTGGTCAGGTTTGGGAGGTTACGAAGAAGAAGACAACACTGTGAGTATGCAGACTTTTGCTTGCGTCGGTTCCTGTGAGATCGTGGACGTAACCTAGTGAACAAGTTTATTGACTTAACTGGGAAAGTGTTTGGCGAGAGGACTGTCCTAAGGTTCTCTCACCAACATCCTACTTCGAGAAACTTATACTGGGTTACACGCTGCAAAGAGGGGCACGAGAGCACCACCAGTGGAACACGGCTTAGGTCCGGCAGTGGTTGTCCTTCATGCGCTAGTAAAATAAACGGTCGTAAAGGGCTTTACACACAGGCCGAGGAAAGAACAGTGTACTTCATCCAGTGTGGAGACTACATCAAAATCGGAGTTTCAAAAGACCCCGAGAAAAGGAGGAAGAGTATGGAAACGTCTAACCCCTATCCCTTGACTCTTCTAAAAGTAGATAAGGAAAATTCAGAAGAGTACTGGCACGAAGTCTTCAAAGAGTTTCATCACAGAGGAGAGTGGTACAAGATGACACCTGAACAACTAACAGACATTGGAGGATAACAAATGTTTATCGCACTAACACTGATATGCGGCCTGGAACAGGGCCCTCTTACACCGGATGGGTGTGGACTGGCTAACGCTAAGATGCCCTTCAGAACTGAAGCAGAGTGCCGTGAGGCCAACTTTACTTTCAAACACAACATTGAGAGTAAACTCCCTGAAGGGGCTTATATCGTAGATCAAAAATGTGTGACTTTGGGGAGAGCTACTTGAAGAAAATCTTTATCGTAAACCAGTTCGACGCAACTCCGTATGAAAACTTTTTCGACGGCGTACACAAGGTCTTCTCCTCCAGAGAATCTGCTGAAAAGTACTTGGAGGAAATGGGAACCGATGAGGCGATCCACGCGGATGAAGATGGCTGGGGAGGTTACTTCCTCTCTAAACGAATTGAAGAGCTTGTAGTACATGATTAAAGTAACTTACATCGACCACGCTTACGCTGCTGGATTTCTAGAAGCCGACGGTTGTATCCAACTAACAGGTGTCAGAGTGACTAATAGGTGTCTTGATGTTCTTAACTGGTTTGAGGAAACTTACGGTGGGCAAATACGGAGCAAGGTTAAACCGGAAGGCTGCTGGGAATGGAACTTACATGCAGATGAAGCGGAGGAGTTTGTAAACCTAGTCTACCCCCACCTAAAATTCAAAGCTCCTCAAGCCGATTTGTTCAAGGAGTATCGTAAAACTATTCAACCACGAGGCAAGACTTTAAGCAAGGAGATTATCCTAGAAAGGGGTATTCTCCACGCAGCACTAAAAGAGGAGAAGAATAAGTGGAAGTTACTCTAGTAGACAGTATGGGGAGTGACCTTAGCGTTGTTAACGCAGCGCGGGTCTCCTTTGGCAAGAAACACGAAGAGTTCGATGGAGACAAGGACGTAGGGCTTATTAAGTACCTTGCTTCCCACAAACACATGTCTCCTTTCGGACATGCCTTCGCTTCCTTCCATGTCAAAGCCCCTCTGTTTGTAGCTCGACAACTGGTGAAGCACCAATACCTAAGGTGGAATGAAATCAGTCGACGTTATGTAGATGACGCACCTGAGTTTTACGTACCAGACTCTTGGAGATCCAGAGCTGAAGACAAGAAACAAGGTAGTTCAGATGAGACTATCGAGGTTCTTCGGATACAAGGTTTCAAAGAGCAAACAGTCAACGATGCTTGTCTTAAACATCAAGAACACAGTATCGAACTGTACAAAGACATGCTTGACGCTGGTGTTGCTCCTGAGCAAGCAAGGTCTGTCCTCCCTGCCTCCCTTCTAACCGAATGGTACTGGTCTGGTAGTCTAGACGCCTTTGCAGACATGTGCAGCCTACGTCTTAAAGAAGACACACAATACGAGTCACGACTTGTGGCTCAACAAATTGACAACAAAATGAAAGAGCTTTTCCCCGTGTCTTGGGGGGAACTCGTTAAGAAAGAAGAAGAGAATGCTTAAATTCCGAATGTGGCTCAGTGCTGAACTTATTGGTTGGGGGGTTCAAATCCTCCCAGATGGCCCAGCTAAAGACTGGATGCTTATCGGCCTACAAATTGCAGTAGAAGGGCTTGAGAATGGTATCACCGAAGAGTGAACAAGTAGGAGGAACCCACTACAAAACCTTTAAGATCCAACCCGGAGACTACATCAGAGAGAATAATCTGGGTTGGTACGAAGGTAACGTAGTGAAGTACGTCTCACGACATAAGAACAAGAATGGTCTAGAGGATATCAACAAAGCTATCCATTACCTAGAGATGATTAAAGAAGAGTACACCGCAAAGGAAACCAAATGAACACAATTTCATCCTTCTCCGTAAAAATGGCAGCACTCCAACTCGCAGTAGAAGCTCGGCAACACCAAGACCAAGACGTCATGGAACTAGCTGAGGCTATGTACGAGTGGATGGCTCAAGAGATCGACTTTGAGAAGAACGACCCTGACCGGGCAGTATCACTCACACCAGTTAACTAAAAGAAAAAGCCCCAAGGTTTTTTACCTTGGGGCTATTTTCATTTCCAATCCTCGTTCACTAATGTCTTAAGTCTGTGGCAATTAGCACAAAGGGTTTGTAGGTTAGACTCTCTATTATCCTTTTTGTCTCCATTTATGTGGTCGACGTCGAGTTGACACCGATGAGACGGGTTCTTTTTAGGAATCCACTTGTCGTTATACTTCCTTTTACAACAGGAAGAACAAAGTTTATAGAACTTCCTACTGCCATCTTTCTTGTAACCGTTGTACTTACAAAGATTGTTGCAGTTTCTGTGGAGCAAGTAGGTCTCATTCTCCCTCCTTAGGGGCTTTCTTTTTACTATTTTAAGTCCACAAGTGTCTTTCTTGCAGTACACAGGTTTTCCTTATGGTGCCGCGCGAAGTTCGATTGTGTAGGCGTATGTCTCGTCAGATGCGCCGAAAAACTGTGGGGGATCTACCGTACCGGACACCGCAGACGTTTGATAAGCGATAGCTGCAGAAGCTGCGTCCCCCCTCGTCCCGATCGCCGCTGACGCTCCTTGGGTTGCTATAGTGTACCCAGAAAATATTGAAAATGTTGATGCGTCGTCGTCAAGTAACCCAATTGCTAAGACAATAGACCCACTAGAGACCCCTGACAGGGGCGGGGGGTCTGCAGCTCCGTCCTGGCTAAATCTGGCAACCTGAGACGCGGTCGGGGCTTGGACGTTTCTAAAGGCAGCAAAGAGCAGCACACCTTCTCTGGCAGCGGAGCCAGAAGCCTGGTTGAGGACAGATATAGAGGGCGACGCCGTGGAGTACGTCCAACCTTTCACAAAATGGCCAGGATTTGACGCCGCCCCAGCACTGAACGGAAGGGAAGGAGGCTCGCCGACCAAACCTGGGCCAGTATTGAAGCCTAACTGATCCCCGGTCGCAGTGTCAGACGCCCAAACTGCAACAACAAAGTCCCCGTTTTGGATGCCGGAGATGGCGCTCCCTATATTAACAACAAGGGAATTTCCATCAGCAGGAACTTGTGTAGCCGGTGCCGCCCCCACAAACTGAGGTCCACCACCCCCCGCCTGCTGAGCAAGCAGCAGGTGTCGCCTTAAGATACTCATGCCTGCACCGCCTCTACCGCGACAATGTGAATTGCTCCGGGAATGCGGATCACTGAAAACTCCGTATTGGTGAAGAACGTACCAGCAGGGTTTTGCACCCCAGACGCCGCTCCTTCCGTACCGATATAGCGGATGTTCACACCTGCGGCTGAAATGAACGTGACGGGCTGGCTGTTCAACGCGCGAAGAACCATTGTCACAACCTCGCCCTGCTCCATGTTAGACAGGTTTATTGTCGCCGCACCGTTTAGTGTCGCAAAAATCCCGGAGCCATTATCCCGATCCCAAACGTGCGTCCCAGAGAAACTCCCAAGATCATTGATAGTGATTCTTGCCGCCACATCCCGGCCACGGTTGTTTCCCGTCGTACCGCTTCCCTGTAGTCTAACCGTACCGGAGTTAGCTGCAATTAGGCGGTAGTCACTGTCTCCGTCGTTAGTACCATCCACAGACTGGCCCTCAAGCACAAGGCCCGCCCAAGACTGAGTGAAAGATCCGAGGACTTGTCCAGTCTGAAGGGGCACGATGGACCCGTCGTTGACAAAGCCCCACCGGTTTAGGTCATTGTTGTCTTTCAGGATGTCCGTTGTGGTGTTACTTCCCCAGTCAGGACCACGCACACGGAGTTGCTTCTCCGCACCTGTGCCGGTTGCGTCGACTGGGCGACCGATGACGTCTACTGTTGTGGTTGATGATCCGCCATCAAGGGGAGTGCCATCGTTCTCAAAGGCAATCCCGCTACCACCACCGCCGGTACTCTGCCGATCCAGGATGGGTCGATACTTCCCGGCAAAGTCAGTCGTCCCGTCGCGCGGCTCTGTCCACTCAAACGTAACGATCTTGCCCCGCTCGGAGGTGTTGGCGTAGCCCAACGTAAATGCGTCGATGAACTCATTACCGGCGATGGTGATGCCGCAGGCAGTTGTCGTAGACGGATCGTCCGACACCATAATACTGAAGCGATCACCGATATTCCGACCAATCGTAACCTGAGCATCGCGCGCCGCAAACACATAGTACAGGTTGTCCTGCTGTGGGTAGATGGTACTCGTTCCATCCACAAGACGAACACGTTCCTCAAAGCCATCTGGTGCATCACCAGACAGTCCATTGATCAAGGTGTTAACAATCTGCATGGCACGTGGGTCTGAGCTGTACTCAAACGCCATGTTTTTAACACCACCGTTACGTACAGCATAAGGCCAGTCAGCTGTAAACGGACCTGTCCAAGCCCCTGTGATAGTATCCGCTTCAAAGTAGATCTGCTCTCCGAGCAGGTTATCATTTAGATCACGGTTGTGAGCTACGATAAGACGATACTTCAAAGCTCTCGGACCTTCAGTTGCAACCGACGATGAGCTGTCGCGGTAGAGGTACGGTGCCCATACTGGGCCTTCGTTACTCTCAAACGTGTTGTCATAGTCCAGGGTTGTGACTAGGGTCCACGTCCCGAGGAGTGAAGCAGACTGGTAGATACGGGTATTGCGTGCCGCACTGTCTTTAATCGCAAGAAAATAATCACCAGATGTACCACCCGGTCGGATGATGTCAGGAGACAAAGATGCAAAGTTAGCGTCTTCGATTCCCATCATGACAGGTGCATCTGTCTCTAGTGTCTGGAGATTGTTGATGCGAGCGATATGTGGACGGAACGTGGGGGACGTATTACCGAGTTGGTTTGTGTAGTCCGGTCCAGTCCGCGCTGTGAACACAAAGTAGTACTCGTCGCTTTCCTTGTCATGGAAAATCTTCGGCCCCCAGATTTGCTGGGTTGACCCATCTCCTTGAGGATCTGGAAGCGTTGGGCGAAACTGTGTCGGGCCAAACCAGTGGCGATATAGGTCGTGAGTCAGACCGTCGTGACTACGCCAAGAAGAGCAGTCGTACTGGGACTGACCTGTGCCAGCAGTAACTGGACGAATCAGTTCCCCAGTCGGAGGGTAGAACACAATATCAGCGTCACGACCACCAATGACTCGGTCGTTCTGGTTGGCTCGTTGTGGCAGCCGATTGAGGCGCTTCCAAGTTAACGCGTCAGGCGAAGTGTAGAAGTATTGCTGTTCGTTTACCTGTGATTGGAAAAGTGTTGCCAAGTACAGGTTGTCAGGGAGCCAGTTGGGGCGAGCTACACCGTCAATACCGTAGTCATGAAATGCACTGTCTAGTCCAGTCGCACTTGCATCCTTAGTGTACCAGAAGCCGAAACATCCAAACTGAGACCCTTCTGGGACGATACCCAGTTGTACAGCTTGACGCATCCTAGCGGCGGTCGTGTACTGAGGACCAGCTTCGTAAAGACCCACACCTCCAGCAGTCGTGACGTGAGCGTCAGAGACAGGCTGAGCCGGGACGTAGTAGCTCCGGGTAAGACTCCGAACCACCAGACGTGTGCCAACACTGTATGATCCGGTTGTGTCAGCCTGTAGGTCTGAAAGGTCATTGAATGAAGTAGACGCTTCTCCACCAGGGATATTGATCGTCTTAGTCAGACCATCGTTTGTAACTGTTACACCTGCTCCAGTAAAGTCCAGAGAAGTAGCGACAGGGGTTAGAAGGGTTGAGTTGTACAGGATAGCAATACCGGAACTTCCACCTCCACCCCCTCCGGGTGTCAAGACACTACCTTGGTAATTGATTGTACCATTGACAGTTAGATTGTCGACATTAAGGATGTCGTTACCATCTAGGTCTAGATCAGACCCCATGGAGTTAGGCGTAGAGCCATCCCTAGACAATGTGTTGTCAAATGCTTCGGCAATGTTTTGGAAGTTTTGATTTAGGGTTTCTGGGGATGTGTAACCAGAACCTACAGAAGAAATAGATGGTCTCTTTGCCATACGTTGTTAGCTCCTAGGATTTTTCTTACGTGCTGTCTTAGTACGAGAATAAGATCTGTTCTTGCTTTTACTCTTCACAGAAAGGTTAGAGCTACGGTTATCCCGAGGATTACCTAGCTGTTTTCTACAATTTTGGTACACCAAAAGACTAACTCCTTGACTGAGTACTGCATTTTCATTGTGTTTACTATGTGACAAACCAGTTGAACGTTATCCTTGGTATACCCCTTAGAACTGTCTATTCGGTCTAAGGAGATATTAGAGGGGCACCTTCCACCCCTCTGTTCGTAGGTCATCTCCACGCCGCTTATAGCGCAAAGACCTCTCTGTTTTTTGTACAGTTCATTTAAGAAGTCAGAATCTAGGAACTCCCTACGGGTGCCGTAAGACAAGAGTTGCTTCATAAATTTCTCAGGGGAAGAACTACGATACTTTTTCGAGTACTCATAGTTGTACCTGTGTTTTTGGTTATAAGCGTTTTTGTGTCCCCTAGAGCAGAACTTTCTTTGCTTACCCACAAGTTCTTTGTCACACTGGAGGCAGTTCATTTCTTTCTCCGAGCAGTCTTAGTCCGTGGGAAAGACCTGTTTTTCTTCTTTGACTGGACCGAGAGGTTTGACATACGATTGTCTCTGGCGTTATTATTCTTATGTGCTACGTCTTTACCATCTCCCTTACGAGCCTTACCTGAGGCTACAGCCTTACGTCTAGCAGCATTACGACTAGCTCTATTTTTCTTTTGTTCAGGCTTAGAGTGGTAGTTCTTGTATTCTTTTTTATAATTACGAGGCATAAAAGTCCCTATTATTAAGTTATGTTATATCCCCCCGGACAAACCTTAAGTTAATTATAGCATGGTTTTAGAAACCTGTCAAGACCTTTTAGGAGAAGGGAGGAGATACATAAGGTACATCGCGAGAGCAATGAGTAAACCAAAGACAACCCAGACAACAGGGTTAGTATCATTCTGAGTCTTTGTGCTTTGGTCGATCTGATCCACCCTTGACTGAGGCCTAAGGCTTACTGTAGGGGCGTTAGAGGAGGAGACACCCAACGTCTGAGTGTTAGTCTTACCCAGCTGTGTGTTGGCAGCTACGTTAGGGCCTCCTCCTGTGAGAAATGGTAAAGCTTTATCGCAGCTGCTTAAAGGCGTCAAGGCCAAAAGCACCAGCAGCAAAACCGATAAACGGCCATACCAGTACATTTACCATCTCCGTATTGCCCATGAACACGAGGTAGCCTAGGACAGTCAAAAGGATGGCAGCTACCTCACGTTTATAGGTCTTCTTTTCTGATGTAGTCTTCGACATTAGCGAGCCTCGTTGAAAGGTTTTGGTTCCAGTTTTCTAACCGAACGATTTTATCTTGTAGAACAGCAATATCAGAACTGGAAACCTGTTGTCTGATACTCGTATCTACTTTTTCTGAGATGACAGCCACGTCAATAGCCAACTGTTGGGTGGTCATTACGTTCCACCCTAAGAGACCAATAACAGCAGCTGTCACCAGTTTGTTCACGATTCCTTCTTCGTTAAACACGATAGTCACTCCAAGGTAGTTGATGGTGGGGCGCATCCCAACCCCAGTCCCAGCCATGTTCTAGTGGAATACCGAGTTCATCAGCAGCCCGAGACATAGCCTCTACGATTGGTTTATAAGCGTCCCAGTCATCACGGTTTGGAACACCGTCTTGGTCGTGATCTCCGTTGTAGGGATACGGATGAAGGTCTACAGCGTGTCCTGTGATGTGTCGAGAGTTCATAGTGCGTGAAGCTCCAGAAGCTACAAGTCTTTTTTGTCTCTCCACAGAACGTACTCCCTCGCCTACAAAGAAGTCTTGTCTAGTAATTTGAATAGCTCGTTTAACCACCTTGACGAGGTCCGGATGAACCCCCTCGAGTCTACTTAGTGATCGTTTACTAAGAGAATAGGTCACAGAAGATCCTCCTCAGAAATTTCACCCTCAGCAATAGCCTTTCGGGCAGCTTCTTCGTCACCAAAGAGACGAACCAACATCTTCTTTGTCTGACTTTCTAGTTTACCCCAGACTTGCTCAGAGGCTTTGTCAGGGGTCTTTTCTCGTTTGGTGCCCTCGGTACGTTGGACTTGTGTTACACCCTCTGGTGAAGCTCCACGAGCCTCTACGGTAGTACCATTAGAGGACGCTACCTTAGCCTCAGGTTTTTCTACTTGACCAAGACTCTCTGGTCGTTGTAAAGGCCTAGAAGAGGTGCGGATAGCACCTAGAGTGTTAGAATCACGTTCTTGAAGATCACTCAAGGTGGGAGCAGGAGTACCTTCGAACTCAGCAATAGCAGAGTCCAGTTCTTGATCACTCACATGTTTGAAGCCTTCCCAAGTGGCTCTCATAGCCTTACGTTTAGCAGCCGGGGATTCTTTTCCTCTTAAGGTCTTGGTCGCGATATGGTGGAACATAGCGTCTTGTACTTCTTCAGTGAAGACAATGTTCTCGGGGAGACCCATCTCCTTGGCTGTCTGCCTTAGTGTAGTTCCTACAATCTGGTACTTACCCATAGGGGTGGCTGTGTAACCCAATTGCTCTTTACTCCACTTAGCATAAGAGCCAGTAGAGAACTCATTGAGTTCACCCAAGGTCATCTCAGAGACGTTAACCCCAGCGAATGCGCCACCGGGACGGTTAGAGAAACTAAATAGAGTGTTGTAGTCACCACCACCTTCAGTACGGTCAATCAGGGAAACCAGAGAGGTATAACCTGTTCCAAGACGGTCCTCACCTTCTCCACCTTGGAGTTCTTCTTCAGTGGCTGGAAGACGAGATTTGAAGGTATTCAGTTGGTTGATAGATTTGATACGATCGGTCACGTCAGAGTTCTGTAGTTCACCAAAGATACGACTAGTAAGATAACTAGGTTCGTTGGTGATGTACCTCATAATATCTCCGTTGTACTTGTTGTCGATGACAGACAGAGCTTCTGCTTTAACAGAAGGTGGTACACGACTAGAAGCCAAGAAGGCATCTCGATTGAAGATAAGGGAGTTAGAAGAAGCACTGTACTCTACGATGTTATCGCTGGTTCGTACATTGATACCAGCTCGAAGAGCAGTGATGTTCGTGTCAATGGTGTCTAGTGCTTTACCTCGCATAGCATCGTAAACGTAAGTAGAACCGTTGTTGCGAAGACCGTCCATAGTCTGGAAGAAGTTTTGGTTAAAGTACTTCCGGTAGCCTTCAGCAGTTGCCCAAGCCTCATTCTCAGCAGCCATAGACTTGAGGGAGGCAAGACCTTGTCGAGTAAGACCGATCCACTGAGAAGTTGCAGTTTGATCGTTCAGGACATTGGTGATGCCACCAGCAGCCGAAGCTAGGTCAGATGCCTCACGGAACTTAATGCTAGGGTCAGCACCAGAGACAGACTCCATTTCAGCCTTAGTGAAAGCACCGGGATTCTCATCCCCGATAACATCCCCATTGCCATTTCCCTTTTCAAGAGCAGCGGCATTGTCTTCTACAACAACCTTAGAGGCGGCGGAGAAGATATTTTGGAGTGTACCTTCTTGGATGGCCCCACGCTCAAGGAAAGCCGATGGGTCTTTCATCATAACTTGGATAGCTACGTTTTTGTCTGCCATTGAGACATCTTCAAGACCAGCCACAGCGTCCATAAACTCACGGACTAGGTCAGAAGCAACCTCTTCGTTAGAAGTAAGTTCGTTCGCCAGTTGGAGTTGTTTCTCCACAGCAGCGAGAGAGTCCTCAACAGGTTTCCACTCACCAGAATCTACACCAGCAGGACGAGAGTTGATAATCTCTGCTCGTAGGTTCCCAAAGTCCAACATGGCTTGTTGCACAGAGTTGTTGTCCACTCGGCCATTTTGTGTACCGGAGAGAGACAAGATACCCATGTTACCTTGACGCCATTGTTCGATCTTAGCGATACGAGAAGACTGACCTTGGTTAGAAATCCAGTTGGTCTTAGTCTGTTGGATGATATCTTCTGTAGCAGCTGCCATCTGAAGGTTAGACGCAGCAATGTTGATACGCTCTTCTTCGGATGCCTCTGGGTGAGAAGCGAAAGTACCTAAGAAGGACTTCTGGAACTCAGGGCTTTGGATCATGTCTTGGAAAGCAGCTTCTTCTTGAGTAAAGCCGACATCCTCAGATGGACGACCCGTGTAGGTGGTAATCAGAGACTGAGTATCCCCAGAGTTAAGATCACCACCTTGCATAGAGTATTTCAGGAGTGTTTCACGTTCTAGACGTGTTGCTTGAGACCCCTTACCCTGTTCCCGAAGGGCCTGTGCTTTTTCAAGGCCTTCAACAAGACCACCCTTAAGGGCGACCTCCTGTTGGTCCTTGTAAGAAGGGCCTTTAACCTTGGAAGTCCCTGAGGCAAAAGCGCTCAGGGTGTTCCCAATGCCAGACAGAATATTGGGTTCTTGAACTGGCTGTTCAAAGCCAATCCCTTGGTTAAGGGTAGGGGCTAGTGTCATTGTGTTTTTTCTCCTAGGAGTTGTTCAACAACGAGCGCAGTGTTATTTCTGTCTCGTTCAATTAGGTTTTGAATGATGTAGTACACTTCTTGGTAACTTACATCTTTAGCAAGACCCTGACGGATCTTTTGTTGTTGAGCCATTGAGAAACCAGACAAGGCTACCTTAGTGTGAATCTCTTGAAACATTTTAGTTCCTTTATCAGGATCTTCTCTCCAAAGCTGCATCGCCAACTGGTAGTCTTTTCTCATTTGTTTGGTGAAAGCACGAAGCTTCTTGTCTGAGTTGAACTGACCAGACTTCTGAGAGTAAAACTCGGATACTTCGAGAGGAGAGAACCCCATGAAACTAATGAGAGCATCAGAAGGTTTCATCTCGACAGGAAGGATGGTCCCAGTCTTGGAGCGATACATTCCGTTATTCAGAATGCCAATACCTTTCGCAATGTTGTCCAAACCAGACGGTTGACGCAACAAAGCTAGGCTGTCCTCTGTGAGAGACACAGTGTGTCCATTCCACAACTCATTACCAACCTCCAAGAACTGACCAAGAACACCAGAAGTAATGTCCCCAGAAGGACCACCGATTACTTGGATAAAGCTCTTTTCTCCACCAACGATGCTATTCCACAGGTCAGTGAAAGCAGTGATTGGAGCAAGACGAGTAGCCAAGGCAGTTTCAACAGGAGTGATCTCCGAGATAAGATAATCAAGGAAACCGTACTTGAGTCCGATGAACAACTCAGGATCTTCTAGACCAAGCTTCTCCGAGGCCCACTCAGCAGCAGAACCAAGACCCATCCCAGTCATACCGTAGAACGGAAGGAGTGCAGCAGCCATACGGGCACGTTCAGCAGGGGTAAACCCACGTCCCAAGACCATTGTCTCCATCGCACGGAAACTGTAAGACAACCACTGGGTTGGAACTTTCATCACACCTTCTTGGAACATAGGACGAGCCGAGGCAGTCATGTTGAAAGTAAGGTTCTGTTCACGTGTGGTAATCCACCGACGTCCTTCGTCAGACAGAGCAGAAGACTTAGGATACTTCGCTTTGTACTCAAAGAACGCTGTGGTCATCCCAGTGAGACGAGCTAGACGTTCACCTTGACGGAAGGGTTGTAGGCCAAAGTCCAAAAGGGCCTGACCACCGTTAGTCGCTTTCTGGAGTACATTGGAGACAGATGAAGGAAGATAGGAGTTCTCTTGCCAACCTGAGATACCATAAGAAGGACCAGTGCCCAACTCGATAGCATCCCCATCCACAATGTCTCGGCCAGAGGAACGAATGTACTCCACCAGTTCAGCAGCAGTTTCTTCTGTCTCTCCGATCACTTTAGCTAGACGATTGACGGCCAGCTTCTGTGTAGCAGGGTTTGTAGCATTGAGGGCCATCCGGAGTGGAATAGCAGACACAGCGGCACGGGCACCCTGTTTAGGTGAGATAGCCATAATGGTAGTCGCATGGAAGGACTGCATTACGAACTGAGACACGTTGAAGAAACCAAAAGCAGACTGAAAACCCAGTTTCAGAAGATTGTCACTAGGGTCTAGGCTGTGTGGTTGAATACGGCCTTTAGTAGCATCAGAAACAAACTCAGCTACTTCTTGACCAAAGGCTTCAAACCGTTGTTGGACAGGACCACTCATCTTAAGTCTACGTCGAATAACAGCACGTTGGTGACGCATACGACGAGCAACAGAGTCAGAACCTGTGATCTCAGCGTGTTGAACTTGGTTCAGGTAGTCGTCCTTTGCAAACGAATCTGAAAGTTTAACACCAGATCCTTTGCGAGCAGCACGTTTAACCCAAGACGCAGAGGCTTTGTAAGTGTAAGCTCTGTGTGTGTAGTGAGTAGCTGCGTTGGCAAATTCACCGAGGATAGCACTCACTGGGTCTACGTTGTAGCTCTCTCCACCCCCGAAGTCCATCAGGGTGTCGTTGTAACGATGGAGTTGTACTCGGACGTAGTTGTCCCACTTCTCACCTTTGTGGAAGCTGTCAGCTGTCTCATCTACGATCTCACCATTACGTTGTTTATGGCTGATCTTCTTTGTCAAGTCCCAACCACGATCTTTCACTAGAGAAGCAAACTCATCGAAAGTTGTGATCGAGGGGTTCCAGTCGTTGTTGGCACGTACAACATCATCAAGTTCCTCAGAAGACTTAATCTTGTTGATGTCTCCACCAAGTTCACGTACTTTTGCACGAAGCTTATTCAACTGGTCTACAGCGATACGGGCTTGTTTCTCAGTGAAGGTCGTCATGACAGCACGAGGGCGATCACCATCGAAAGTGACAAAGTAGTTGGCTTTAGGGTTTACCCGTCGACCACCAGCGTTGAAGCCCATTACGTCAGCATGGTCCAAAACCTTCACAGACTTGGGGTTAGAGACGTACTCTACACCGTCACGACGAGGCTGGTCCAGACGCCAGACAGGAACGTCAAGGTTAGAGTAGCGGTCGTTCACGCCAGTCGACACATTGTAGACCCAAGTATCCTCAGGAACTTCTTTTGCTTTGCGAGCAATAGTCCGTCCGTCGTCTACTTCGATAGCCCAGTAGTCGTTCTTAACATAGCGAGCAAGACTCTCGTTAGCCCTCATAAGCCAACCAGCATCTTCAAACTGAGTCAAAGCGTCGTAAGCCTCCATGTCCTTCTCGGTAGGAGCAAGACCTTTTGGGTGGAACTCTTTGAACTTTTGTTTGAACTCCTCACGGGTGTAACCCATTTTAGTAGCAGCGTCCTGTCCGTCCCTTAGTTCTTTGAAGACACGAACAATAGCAACCTTAGAGTCACGAGGTGTGGTCTTTAGGGCTTTCTCATAAGTACGAGCAGCCTCTTTGATAGCTGTTTGACCACTCTCAGCCATGTTAGCAAGAGCAGTGAGGTACTCATCGTCAAGAGCAGCATTAGAGCCAAAGACACGAGCAAAGTTTTCTCGGATAGCTCCGTACTCGATTGCATTTGTGTCAAACTCATCAGCAAGACCAGTGACGTCAATACGTTTGTCTACCCGAACAACAAAACCTTTGGAAGCGTCATCAGGGTCAACAGGTGCAGCGTAAGCCTCAGGGACAGATTTGCTTGCAGCCTTTTCAGCATCCCCCAAACGTTTGTAAGGAGTACCGTTCTTGATGTTACCAAAATCAGTACGAACAATAGAGTTCCCAGCGATATCTTGGATAACACTGAAGTTGTTGAAGGTGTTTGTCACTCGTTTCTTGTAGTCGTCTACAATCTTACGACCAGCAACCAGAGTCTCTTCAGGGGTTGCTGCACGACCAAACACACCTTTTTTGTCTAGTTCACGAATTTTAGACCAGAGGGTATTCGTCTCTGCGATCTCAAGAACTTTAGCGGACTGAGGACGTACAACAGCAGTGCCCTCGTCAAAAGCCTCAGGACCAGCCTTAGTGAGGATGTGGGGGTCTAGTCCCTCAGATGCCTCAATGGCCTTCTCAGCGACCTCTGCGGCGATCTCCTGGCCTTCTAGAGCAGCTACTCGACCGATAACCGAGTCTGCCTTACCGAGAGAACGTACAGAACGTACGAGAGGCTTTGCAATGCCGATAGCTTCGAATGCAGCAAGACCAGCAATCACATTCCCGAAGGGATCGTAACCAGCGTTTGTTGCTTCTTCAAAACCATCTTGCAGGGCGTAGATGTTGTCCGAGAGAAAGAAGCCTTCGTCAGACAACTCATCAATGTAGTTAGAGATAAACTCTTTGTACTGTTTAGGGTTCATCGTCAGAGCGGCTTGGAGAAGTTCTTCACCTTTACGTTCACGACGCTTAGTGAGGTCTTCTACCATACCAATGGGGATCTGACGGAGCATATAGCGGTCAACCCAGTCACCCACACGGCCAACAAAACCAGTGTCACTTTCTACTTCAGAGATACGGTCACGGAAGAGTTGTTCAGCGATAAGAGTGTTTGTGACGTAACGAAGATCAGTGGGAGTGTAGTTTGCGTCCTTCTCAAGACGACCAACCTCAATGAAGTAGTCTTCCAACTCCTGACGAACCTCAGCTTTCTCTGGGGCCATTGCTACAGCAGCAGACAGAGTCTCAAGGTCTACGCTACCTTGTGCCAGAGCCTCTCGGACGTAGTTCTCCTGAGTACTCTGGACAGGTGGTTGGGACTGAAGAACAGCGCTTTTGTCTCCAATACGAGAAGCCTCACGGGTTTGTGTCGGGGCTACTCCTTCTCCTGCTGCCAAAGATACCGCACGGTCTCCAACAGCTGAACTGTTCACGTTTTCAGTTTGTTCTTGGTCCATGAAGTTAACAGGACCAGTGGGCATCTTGTTTACAGGAAAGTTTGTCATTTAGTAATTACCTTGAGGACCAGCAGAGGCTCCATAAAGACCAGAGCCTAGGTTGTAGGCTTGTGATGCTGAAGTAGGTTTTTTAGTCGTGTTCTTAAGCCAGTTGAAGTTGCCACCTTGCTGAACACCGTAACTGATTGCCATGTTACCTAGACCAGCGATACCTTGAGCCATGTTTGCTCGACTAGAGTATCGACTGATGTCGCCAGACAAACTAGACATTTGAGTAGAGAACCCTAGGGCCTCCCCTGTTTGGGATCCAATAGAGGCCTGACCTCCAAAGGCAGCTGAACTATTAGTAGCTCCTGAAGCAGCAGCAGAGGCAACAGCTTGGGCACGAGCGATCTGTGCTTGCCTGATAGCCTGACGACGAGAACGACGAGTGGCTACTTCTTGTTGACGCTGTTGGGCAGCAGCAGCTTTCTTTTGGTTTTTGTAGGATACGTAAGTACCACCGATAGAGGCAGCAGCACCTACAGCTAGAGCGATAGACGAGAATGCAGCCATTAGATTTCCTTTACATAAGTTTTCTCAGTGAGGGCATATCCTCTCCGAGAGTAGAAGTCTTCGAGACTATTGAGGGAGTCGATATCGACCATAGTGATGAATTTACAGCCTTGTTTCTTTGCCCATTTCTCATACTGGACTAGAAGCTTAATGCTGTCAGAGTCACCACGGTGTTCTTTAGACACAAACCAAGCAAGCTCAGAAGACACAATGTCGTCAGAAAACATAGGAGACACAAGGCCAGCTACAAGGAAACCAACTAGTTCTCCTTCTTTCTCGATAACCTTAACAAAGAACTGTTCATGGTCTACGATAGCGTTGAAGTTCTCAGAGACTTTCTTGATACTCATGGAGAACGGATAAGAACTCTCTTTTAGGAATTCCTTACATAGGAGAAGGAACTCAAGTTTGTCGTCTTTTGTAGCTGACCTAATCATTAATACGTGTCTTTTCTGGCGTCCAGTGTTTCCCAGCCTAGGAGGTTGAAACCCTTACCGGGAACACCCTCGAACCTAATCTTGACAACTCTCCCTCTTCCTCGAAGTTTAAGTCGAGTGGTTAGAACAGTTGTTGGTGTGGGGAAATCACTTAGATCATTTACGTTGGCAAGAACAGGTGTCTTGTGTCGATAAGCTTGTTGTTGAGGTGATGATGGAGTTTTCTTGAAGTCCCAGAAGGCTGAGACATTGAGAGAAGACTCGTCAATAGCAGAGTAAGTTCCACCACCTTGGTCTGTGAAACCCATCTCGGTCTGCCTCATGAAGACAGTGATATACGGACTTGTCTTTCTTCGACCAAGATCTCCAATGAAGTTGTAAGCAGACTCTGCGTAAGCATCGTAAGGTTGGTCTCCCCAATCGTAGTAAGTATCACGATCAAAAAGACCAAAGGTAATCTCATTGTCCTCAGTGCGGATAAGGAAATAGATCTCAGAGGATCGGACAGTACCTGCCGTTCTTTCCACTACGACATCGTTTCCGTTCGTATCTTGGACAATGTCGCCGTTGGAGTCGACTACATTGAAGGTTACAGAAGAACTACCAGAGCCGTTAAAGAACGATGTCCCACAGATGTAGGTATTCCCATTGTCGGCAACCTCCCAAGGGAAGAAAGCGCCAAGGTCTACATCAAGGAAAAGCAGTCGTCGGAACTTGTAGTCAACAGTCTCATCGTCTTCAGGGTAAAGCCAGACCACTCGGTTGTTGAAAGCATCATAGGTGCCTGTCACGAATGTCTTAGCCTCAGCGTCGATGTCCTCCCAGAAAGACTGAATAGTGTCTCGACTAACGTTTACCTCAACAAGACCGCCAGCATCTGTAACTTGGATAGTGTGGATACCTGTGTAGCTCCACCAAAAGGGAACACTGTTTTGTCCTGCTACCAGAGAGGTACGATAGGCTAGGCCGAAGTCTGTGATTTTGTACACAGAGAAGTCATCAGCCTTGAAGAGGTTCCCGTCGATACCAGAGATACGCCACACGCCGTTGTCAGCAAAGACAAGCAAAGATGAACCAAAAGCATGTAGTTTTCGGATACCGTTTGCTTCCGGAAGGTTAATGTAGCCACCATCCGTAGCAAGAACGTCAGAAGACTCTTCAGAAGTTGGATCGTTGGACTGAAGAAGCTCGCCAAGTTGGTTGTTGTCTTCGAGGATTTGAGAGTAGTACACCCGAGAGTCAAACCCAGCGTACCAAGCACGACCAGCGTAAGCAGCGATTGTAGCGAACCTGTCTGTAATCAGTTCATTTGGGACACCAGTCACTCCACTAACTTCTTCTCGATTACGATCCCAGAGGTCCAGGATGTAGTGTCCGTTGCCAATAAGGCTTGTACCTGAGTAAACTTTTTCCCAAGTGGCTACTTGGAAGTTACCATTCGAGTCCTTACCGGAGAACCAAGGATGTGTGAGGGGAGGCCAACCTCCCTTAGCAGCAACGTAAGCGTTTCTGGCCGCGTCTCCTACGTCTGAAGGACCACCAGACCAACCACAGTTCATTGTGTCATACTGACGATCAGAAGGAGCAGGATTAAGAAGTGAGGTGAAACTGTAGTTTTCTCTAGGGCCTTGCCACTCAAAGTCTCTAATACGAAACTCAATTTGCTCTACACTGAAAGTACCGTTGTTTGTGTTGTACTCTACCCGAATAGGATTGATCTGAGGAGACACGATAACTAGGTCTCCGTCAAAAGATGCTACGTCAATCTTAGAGGCGTTAGAACCAAGACCACCAACGACTGAGTAGGGGTTCAGGTTCAGTTGGTAAATAGTCTCACTGGTGGAAGAAGTCTTAACACTTTGCTCAGACATAGGTGCGTTACCTTTACGGTAGAACCTAATCTTACCACCAGACTGGACCACAAGGAATTCTACAGAAGGATCCCCCCCAACGTTAGTCCAAGTAGCCGTGTGGAAGAGAGAACCGAGTTGAAAAGGCCCGGAGGCTGGAGAAGAGCCTACCTCAGGGCTGAAACCTTTTCTTTTAGTCCTGTTGCCTGCTTTGAACAGATCACAGTTGAGTTCGTCAATAGAAGCTTCCTCAGGGAAGTTTAGTTCTGAGAATTCAGTCAGCAGTCCTTTATTGAACTGTGTCCGAACTGTTTGATTGAAGCTTACCATCCGTGCGTTCCTTTTTACGTTGAGCTACTCGTTTTGCTGTTTCCCTGTTTTTAGCAGCTTGTGTCCAACGTTTCTTCTCGATATGTTTCAGAACACAACGTAGAGCAAAGTCAGGGGTTGTGTAGACACCACTAAGTTCGGCAGGAACCTTACCACTAGACAGGGAGACTTGGTACTGTGAGAAACCATTCTCAGACTTGGAGATCAAGTAGGTCACTTCAGCTTTTGGGGATTTTACTTTGATCCACTCAAACCCGTAATCGTCTACACCCCGTTCAACATCTGCCATAGTTTACTCTCTTGTTTCCTCGTTCTGATTTAAATTGATCGTTCTGCATATAACTCTTTTGTCTACGAGACTGTTGGTCTACCTTAGGGTCTGTCTGCCCTTTCAGAAGGGACATAGCCGTGGACTTAGCTTCAGAGACAAGATAAGGAAATAAGGTAGAGTCAAGGTCAGGTGTGTAACTGTCTGCAATAGTGAAAACAGGGTAGACTGTACCATAGGCACGTACTTTCGAGAATTGAAGGGTTGAGTCAACAGAGGAGTCGTAGGAGTTCATAACGATCCACTTGTCGTCAAAAGAAGTATAGAACGTAGGGTTTGCGTCGTTCTTAATTCTAAGTTTCGTTCCACCGTTCTTATCAAAGACAGTGACAAAATCTTCTGTTACACGATCTGTTCGGTTCAGGAAGTCCAGAGGTTCAATCCAACGGACTTCTCGGTAGAAGCCATCAGAGTCCTCATACCAAACATCAGTGATTTCTTTTACATTATCTGTGTACTCAAAATGAGTTGGGAAATTAGAGTCGCTTGCAGGAGTTAGTTTCAGAAGCTCTTCATGCTCTGGGATCTCCCTAGTAGCGATCAGGTTGTAGAAGGTCGTCTGTACAATACGTGCAACTTGACGAGCCTCATTGGAGTCAGAGATCGAATTAACTTCTTCAGAGTCCATATCCGAGAGAATGTCTTGGACGATCTCCAGTAGTGTTTTCTTCATAGACATTAGATGTCACCCGGATGGTTGCGTACCAGTAGAAGGCCAGGGTTTGTAATAGTAACTGAACCAGCATCAGTCTTTACAAAAAATTGACCACCGTTGGTGATAAAAGTGCTTAGTGTGAAAATAGGGAAACCTACGGTGATTGTGTAGGGTGTAGAACGACCAGCACCAGCGCATCGGCTTGCGACAACAATAGACGGAGAAGCACCTCCACCGATATCCAGTTGGATCGTAATCTCTGTGGGAGACCCAGTCTCAGCTGTGATTGGAAGATTTAGACGCATGTCATATGCATCCCCTACAGCCATCGGTGTGATTACATTGGAGGAAGAGTCCCAAAGTTCACCAGAACCTCGGATACCGATAGGAAGGTGTGTTGAATCACTACCAGAACCTGTTCCACTGATTGTAAGTTTACTAAAGCTGTTTCCAAAGACCTGAGCTGTGTTGTCTACGTAGTAGCCCCAACCTGTCGGCCAGTTAGTCCAAGCACCAGATCCAGTGCCATCAGACAGGTAGACTTGTTTTTCACTTGCAGTGTCAGCACCCTTAGGCTCATGGATCTCGGAGCCTTGTAGGACAGAATGAAGAATGTTTGCCATGAATATCTCCTAAGGGAAAGAAGGGGAGCCTCACCTCCAAGACTCCCCTCCGTTAAAGTTAGCGTGGGATGTATTCCACGAACAGTTTGGCCTTACCACCAGTGTAGGCAGCAGTACCGTAGTTTACTTTGACATATGCATCAGCAGAACCAACGGTTGCGGCACCAGCCACTTGGGCACCATCGTTCTTGACGACTTTACCTTCAGCGTTGACTGCGGTGAGAGCAACAGCAGCATCGACACCATCAGCATCAATAGTCGTACCGTCTTTCTCATACGTACCGATCGTCATGGTTGCAGCACCACCGGATGTAAAGGCTTCTTCGACAATCAGGTAAGCACCAGTGATATAGGCACCTGCCGGGATGAATGCGTCGTTAGCCTCCGGGGTATCAGCAGTAGAAGGTACCTCAGTACCCTCCACGTCGACAATCAGAGTTTGTTTAATAGAACGAGTTGTACCACCGTTCTTTTTCACTTTGCCTTGTTCACCGTGCATAAGCACTTCAAGACCGTCAGCGTTAATCCAAGACATAATATCTTCTCCTTATTCTTTCAATTACACGTCGGTCTTGGAAGGAACAACCACGAGGTTCTCGGGGCGATACTTCTTAACACCGTAACGTGCAGTGGTCATGTACTCGTGACGCTGACGCTTCTTGTTGAACTCATAGTCAACTTCAGGCATCTGACGCCATGCACCAACAAACGGAGTAACCGAAGCATCCGCAGAGAAGAACAGGTTGGCCTTACCGTTTTCAGACGAGAAGTCAACCGCAGAGTCAGCCGCAGTGTTCAGGGCGTTGTCTGTGATGTCCTTAAGGTGGTTGGACGTGTAGACATCGAAGCCGTAGATGTTCTTAACGAACTTCATACCAGTAGCGATACCGTCAGCGACGATACCTTCCCAACGCGGGTTGTCCGAAACGTTAGTCAGGTTAGTCAGAGTGTTCATAGTGTATTCAACGGAAGGGTCAACGATAGCGACCAGATTCCGATCCGGGACGTTAGCTTTTTTCAGAGCATAACGGGCACGAGCGAAGTCCTCGACTTGCATACGAGCGTCTGCACCACCAGCTGCCCAACGGTGTTCAATACCGTCGATAAGCTCATTAGAGTTTGCAGCGACACCAGCTTCCGGGGTTGCCAGAGTAGTGGTCTCAAAGTGTTCCATGATTGCACGTTCCTGCTCCGGGAGGAAGCGAGAAATCAGTTGTGCAGAGTAGAACGAGTCCTGCATGTTTTTCTTGGTGATGTAGGTACCGCTCGACAGGTATTCAGTGATCGAGAACTGGAATTCACCAGTGTCCATCGGACGGAACTGGATCTCAGTATCTTCCTCGTAGTCGTCAACCTGTGCTTGACCGATAGACGGGATAGTGAAGGTATCGCCATCCGGGAAGCCATCGAGCATACGGACGTAGCTTTGCGCCATCATTTCATCACGGAGGATTTCCTTAAGCTCCGTGGACCAAATCTCAGAACGAATCAGGTGTTCCGAGTTACCAGTAGTCATACCAGACATTTACTGTCTCCTTTAATTTTTGTAGAAAGCATCCCCAAGTCGCATACGGTCTTGTAGCATTTGGGATTGCATTGAGTCATAGAGTTTGCGATTCTTACGGCGAAGGTCACTGTAGTAAGCATGGTTACGTTCACCGCTATTACTGTTGAAACCGCTACCCGTGTTAATAGAAGACGAAATAGTTTTGTTTGTCTCCTTGGGTGCGGGATCACCGACAAGACGAAGAAATGCATCAGGGGATTCATTAGCAAGTTCTTGCATCTTCTCAATGGAGAGATTGAGTTCCTTTGCTCGGTCGTGGACAACTTTGTTTGCGCTGTCTCCGAACTTCTCACGAAGGGCTTTCTCTACTTTCTCTTGTTTAGCACGAGTAGAAAGTTTCTCTTCCAACAGGCTCTCAATATCCTCAGGACGCAGACTGGTATGGTCGTTTTGTTCTGTGCTACTCGGAGTTTCGTTAGTTTCAAGCGGTTCAGGAGTAGCTGCTGGGGCCTGTGTAGCTTGAAGTTGTTCCAGTAGGGTTTTAGCGTAATCATTCTCTTTGGCTTTCTCAGCGATAGCCTCGAGTTCTTTGATACGGTTCTGAGCGTGGAGATACCCTTTTGCAATTGCTTGGGGGTCTTGCCATTGCTCACCCTTTTCTTTTACCAGTTCACTAACCCAATCCTCTGTGGTGGGAGTCTCTTGGGAGTTATTGGCTTCTTGCTCTGTGGTGGGAGCGTCAAAAACACTGGACATGTTATTCCTTAATTGTTAAGAGTTTGATGATGTCGTCAACGGCTTGGTTATACTCGTTGATCGCAATTTGGCTTGCCATCCAGTTGGGATTGGTGTAATCCCTGTCGGCTGGCTTTTTCTTGTACTCCTTTTCGAGAAGCTTGATGATCTCATCAAAGGCATAATCCATGTCCTTGACTTGTTTCTTCCGAGCTTCCCGATTAGAGTGTCCTTTGAGCCAACGGGAGTCCATTACAGACCTTGCTCCGCTGCAACTTGGAGTTCCTCCATAGCATCTGCTTCAGCGTCCTGAGCAGCCTTCTGAGTCTCCATTTGCTCCTCTACTGCGATGTTATCTCCAAAGAGGTCTTTTTCATTCAACTCTTCAGCCATGATACGGGCGATAACCTTGCCAGAAATGTGTGCACCTACGGTTGGGTCGGCTTTCATCTGCTGCATTTGCAGAAGGTTTTGTAGGCGCTGTGCTCTCTCTGCGAAGTGAGAAGCACCACGAGGAACAATCTTACCTTTAGCCGTAATGTCCTCACGAGTGATGGACTTGAACAGTTCAGCTCCAGTCGGATCATCGAGTACACGGATAAGGTCGGAAGCATCCATGTTACGTCGACCAGACTCAAGCATTGCGTTCAGAGCAGGCTCAAGGAATTCTCTTTCAAACTTCATAGCCTTGTGTTCAAAGATACGAGACGATGAGGTTTGGAGTTGCTGTACTTCGAAGGCTGTCTTTTCACCGGGTGTTCGAATACCCATTGCCTGTCGAGGTGCACCAGCAAGCTCTTCCATTTTGTTTTCTAGGACTTGGATCTGCATGTCTGCATTGAGAGCAGTAGCATCCGGAGACATATACTCAACGTCCCCTTCTTCTCCTAGTATAATTCGTGTGCCCGGGGCGTAGTCAAAGTCTTCTACGTCACCACGGATCTTCATAATCGGGTAAGCGATCTGGTCGAAGACATCAGCCTTCAGGTTTTCCAGATGGTCAATACGGTATTGAAGACCGACAAGGTTGTCCAGTGGACCCATTGCCCAGAGGTTATCCGGACGGTTACGCCAACCAGCATGGAAGATTGGTTCCTTTCCAAGCCAAGAGGCTACAGGTTCGTCAGACAAGATATAGGCACGGTCGATAATTTCTATTTTACGGTTTGACCTGAACTCTCCGGTTCGTACATCAAAGACATCACCGTAGAACGTCAGGATCTCTACGTAACCAGAACCGTAGTAATGTTGGATGTCCGAGAAACCATCTGCTACGAAGCCTTCGGACTTGTCCCAAGAGTCAGCCGCAGCTACCTCTCTTCGATTATATTTTGTCTTCTCGATTACTTCCGAGTACCGATCATCTCGGGCTAGTTCCCCAAGAGTTGTAATAGATCGGATGATTTTCGGAGAGCTGCTAAAGCTTGATGCCGTAGGGTTGAAGACAATATCGTAAGGACTAATGCGCTTAATAGCAGGACCAATGTATCCGGGGATAACTTCATTGTCCACCTCGTTATAATTTTGCTCAAACTCTACTGTAGCAAAACAGTTTCCGAAAAGAACGAAGTCATCAATTAGTTTATCGGCCTCACGCTCAAACTTACTTTGTCTAATCTTATTTTCCATATAAGACTGGATAGTGTCTCGTTTGGCTTTTGTAGCAGCTTCCCGGTCATGTGCTTCCCATTTCATCCAGTTGGTGTTTGGGAAAAGAGCAGCAGAGTAATTAGCTTTTAGGTTGTCATATACTTGTGTGAGTTTAGGTGTAGTCGTTGAGTTGAACCACGGTAGGTCTTGGTTAGAAGTAGTTCGAGTATCCGTAGCGTAGATGTAGTTACGAAGCTCTTTCTTCTCTTCTTTCCATTCAACTCGAAGTTTGTCCCATTCAATCCAGTTAAGAGAAATCTCTTTAGCCAGATCATCTGGATCAATCAGGTTTTCAAGATCTAGTGTTGTTCCAGCCATCAGAAGCTTCTACCTCCGAACCTTTCGTTGAATTTAATTACGTTTGAAGACGAAGAACCGATGTAGTTTTTAGTGGGCTTCACAGCACCTTCGATAGCAGTCGCTAGTGCGTCCTTAACGTCATCGTGTGGAGGGTTATTACTCACAAGCTCATCTTCGAGGATCTGAGTGTTACCTCCACGGTAATGGTAGACTTGGAAGTTATCATAACGAGGTGTTAGGACAGCCTCCATACGCTCCTCTTTAGAACCTTCATGTCGGGTAGGTTTAACTTCTTCTACTCGGATCATAAGGCCGTGAGGGGCAAAGTAGTCTTGTTTAAGAGACTTAACGATTGACTGCTGGGCAGCTGTAGTCTCTGCTCTGAGTTTCTTGAATCCCCAGCGATTGTGGAGGTTCAGAAGCTCTTGGAAGTAATCTCGGATACGGTCTGTTTGGAACCGTTGGATATCCAAGACGTAGATGTTGTTGTCTCCATCAACCCCGATAACCACAATAGCTGTGTAGTCTGCTTCTTTCCGTGTGGAGTAAGCAAAGTCGATAGAGGCTACTAGGTTTAGTTTCTCACCTTTGTAGTACCAGTGTCCTCTTTCTTGTTTGAGGAACTTCTTGTCGTAGTACTGGAACTTGTCGTAGTCAATAGGGCGAGAATCAGGATCAGTTGGATCGTTGTAGTACTGGGCACGGAACTGTGTGCGGTCAACATACTTGGCTTTCTTACGAGCCAATTCCTTCATGTCAAAACCAAACCACTTACCGTCTTTACGTTGTTGCCTAGGCCAGAGGAATTGACCAGTGCCATCCCCTCGGTCTTCTACAACTTCTTCGAGGATCTCGTAGATGTTTACTTCTCCGTCAACCTGACCTTCTTCGTTGAACGTAGGCTCAACCATTTCGAGCATCAGAGAGTAGAGATCCTTGGGGTGGTATCGAGTACCAACAACCCATTCTCTTGCTCCTGTGCCCTCAATAGAGGCGAGGAGGGAGTACTGAGTTTCAACCTTGTTACGACCCTCTTGGGTGTAAGCATTCTCATAAACAACTACGTCGTCCAAGACAGCAACATCAAAGTGAAGACCAGTAATACCAGTGGTAAGACCAGCTGTCATAATTGAGGGGTCACGAATCTGTTCGATCTTACGAATGGGGTGGTCTAGTTCAATCTCTGAAGCAGTCCACTTGGATCGTTTACCTTCTTCAGGATGGATGTGATCTGGCCAGAAGTGACGATGGGTATCTGACTCAAAGATCTGTTTGATGAAACCAAGTTGTTTCTGTGCGAGGTTAGAAGTTGCTGAGATGTAGAGGACACGGAGGGAAGGATCTTTGGTAAGCTCCCAAGCCACTCGGTAAGCTACCATAGCTGATTTACCGTGGTCTCGAGGGAAGAGTACTAGTTGGTGGTCCTTAGCGTCAGGACGTGTCCACCATCGGAGGAGTTCTTTATGGCAGTTACCAAGAACACGTTGAGGAGCTACTAGAGCGATAAAAGCCTCAAGGCTATTCTCAGCGACCTCCCTAATCTGGTCCTTGGTCTTTTGATCCATTAGTTAACTTTACCTTGGTTTAGGAAGTCGTCTAGGTTGTCAGGGATGAAGACAGAAGCTTTTGCTTTCTCTGTGGTCTTCTGAACCTGAGCCTTAGTCTTAGGTGTTCGTTTGTCTTTGTAAGGTTCTTCGATAAGGAACTTAGCAGCACTGAAGGCTGACTTACCTCCTGTCTTAACCTCGTGGACAATAGCGTTAAAGGCCAGAGCTTTTCGCTTGACGTCTGCTTCTTCTCGCCACTCTTCGACATAAGGCTTGAGGATCTTATTCTCTCGGGCTTTAAGCCAGTATCCTACATCGTCAAAGACAACAGAAGCAAAGGTGGCCTCGGAGGGATCCTCCACAGTGAGGGAGACAAAAAGAGTTCGAAGGCTTTCATATCCTTCTTTCTCGTCTCTCAAAGTGAAGATCGGTGTGTCGGTGGGCTTACAAAGTTCCTTGATAAGACAAAGAACCTTGAGACCATTGTTGGTTGTATAGATCTGATCTCTGTCTACAGGGAGTTTCATTGTACATTCCTTTGTTCGTATGCATTAATTATAACATGTTCGTTACACCTTTGTCAAGTGTTTTGTTGGGGTAAGACAAAGAAAAGTAAAGACAAGTGAAGAAAAGTATACCTTACGTGTATTTTTATGTTGACAAGACAAGAATAGTGTAGTACCCTATCTATAACTTAAGGTATATAACTAGATGGTATACTAGATGTTCTTCCCTATAGTACCCTTAGGTTCTTAATGTTATTAAAAGTAATATAAAGATACTTAAGGTATAACCTAGAGGTACTAACCTAGAGGTTCCCCTAGGGTTTAAACATCTAGTTATAACACCTAGTATACCATGTTACCTAGGTCTAGGTGAATACTAGATGGGCAGACTAGGTGGAAATACCTCTGAGAGCCACAGAGAGCCTCTCTAGATGGGTGTAATGGTTTTTTAGGTACCGAGGTAGCCTAGAGGGTATTTAAGGCTCTCCTGCGTTAATTTCTAGATGGTAAATTTTGGTTAGAAAATCTTAGGGTGTCATTCAAGAACTAGAAGGTACCCCCC